TCCTCCATCTGCACCTATGGCAAGTTGACATGATCCAGTTGCTGAAGGTAATACTGCAGCATAACCAAGAGCAACATTGCAAGAACCTGTTGTATTGGTGCATCCAGCATAACGACCAAAGAAGATATTTCCTGATCCAGTAGTATTAGATTTTCCAGTAAATTCTCCCAGGAAAGTATTGTCATTACCAGATGCACCAGAAGCACTGCATCCTGCATTTTTTCCAAGCGCAATATTTCTTGACCCAGTTAAATAATAACCTGCATTTTCTCCAAAGAAGTTATTATGGCACCCAGTTGTGTTGCAATATCCTGCACCACAACCCATAAAGTTATTATGACATCCAGTAGTGTTGCACAATCCAGTCCAATAACCTAAGAAATTGTTATTGCATCCAGTGGTGTTATTAAATCCAGTAAGATAACCAAAGAAGTTGTTATAGCATCCAGTGGTATTGGCGTATCCTACACAAGTACCAACAAAGTTATTACGACGCCCAGTAGTATTTAAAAATCCACTGCAAGTTCCCAGGAAAATATTATTGCTACCACTTGTATTATTATATCCAGAACTTGCACCAATCGCAATATTTTCAGATCCAATCGTATTGCTGGATCCTGCACCAACTCCAATAAAAGTATTACATGTGCCCGAAGAATTTAAACGTCCTGCACAAGCACCAAAGAAATTGTTATTAGATCCATTGATGTTATTGCTTCCCGCACAACAACCAAGGAAATTATTATTAGATCCAGAAGTGTTATTGTATCCTGCTTGATAACCGCCAAAGAAGTTATGAGATCCAGTTAATCCAGCAGCACCACCAAATCCAGCACTTGCACCAATAGCAACGTTATGATTACCAGTTTCATTTCTATGAAGAGTGCTATGTCCTATAGCAACGTTTTGTCTTGCTGTTGTTGCACAATAACCTGCTCCAGCACCCGCAAAGAAGTTGCTGTCTCCAGTAACATTAAATCCACTTCTACCTCTACCCGCATTTTGACCAATAAAAGTGTTATCACGTCCGGTAGTATGATAGTATCCCGCATTGTTGCCAAAGAAGCTGTTATTAAATCCAGTGGTATTATTATATCCTGTTCTAAAACCAAAGAAATTATTATAACATCCAGAGGTATTATTATATCCTGCAAATTGTCCAAAGAAATTATTATAACATCCACTAGTGTTGTTAAATCCTGCATTTCTACCGAAGAAATTATTATCACTTCCACTGGTGTTACAGAATCCTGCGTTGCTACCTAAGAAATTATTATAGCATCCAGTGGTGTTATATTGTCCTGCAGATTGTCCAAAGAAATTATTATTACATCCTGTGGTATTGCGTTGTCCCGCAGATTGACCTAAGAAGTTATTCAAACGTCCAGAAGTTAAACTTGTACCTGCTCCAACTCCAGCAATAAAGTTATTATTGCCAGATGTAAGATTTGTACCAATCGTATCAGTATTTCCAAAGAAAATATTTCCTTTGGCGAATGAAATATGTGAATAATCTCTTGTGGAATTGTATCCAACGGTGACACCAGCTCCAATTAATAATTGAGTGTTTGTTGCATCAAATCTTAAGTCTACATCGGTTGATGATGCAGTCATCGTACCAGATGTTAAGTTTGTGAGAACAACTCTCTCAATTCCAGACGTTGCACTTAACGTAGATCCAGTGTTTGTTAAACCAGATCCATCACCAACAAAAGCACTTGCAGTAAGTGTATTAGTGGAAGCATTATAAGTTAATCCACCATCAATAAATGGCGATTGATTTCCTGTGGATTGATCTGCAACAAGAACAACAGATGTAATTGTGTCTGATGAGGTTGTTGCTGAAATGTTAATATTATTTGCATTTGTTGCAGTTCCATTAACAGTTGCATTGACTGTTGTGGCAGTAATAATACCAGCACTTAATCCTGTTGCTGATATTTGATTTAAAGTACTAATACCAGTAAAGTTTGCTGATGTTCCAGTGACTGATCCTAATGTACTAATACCAGTAAAGTTTGCTGAAGTTCCAGTAATTGATCCTAATGTACTAATACCTGGAGCATTAAGTCCTGTAGTGATACCAGCAAGTCTTAAATGTCCTGCAGTAACGCTACCTAATGTTGTGAATCCAGTGATGTTTAATGCTGTTAAGTTAACCGTTGCAATACCAGTATTTGATGTTAAGTCAACAATTAAGTTTTCTCCAAAGTTAATCGTTGTGCTAACACCAGAAATCATATTGGAACTATCACGAATGTTAATACCAACACCAGCAGCAATAACATTCAGAAGTTGACTGCCATCCCCAACAAAGTAATTTGCAGTAATAATACCAGAAGATGCTCCAATGGTGATTCCAGAACCTATTTTTATATCACTTTGGAATGTAGAAATTCCAGAAACATTTAATCTGGTTGCAATAATTCCTTGCTGTGCAGTAATAACACCAACAGAATCTACGTTGGTTACATCCATATAAGTTAATGTTCCTGCAATAGAAACATTTCCATTAAATGAAGCATCGCCAGTAAATGTAGAAACTCCAGATACACTTAAGGTTGTTGCTGTTGCATTTCCAAGAGTTGACAAACCAGCATTAGAGAATCCAGTGGTATTGGTTTGCCCTAAGGTTGTAATACCTGTAACTCTAAGACCTGTGGTAATTCCTGCAAGTATTAAGTTCCCTCCACTAATACTTCCTAATGTGGAGAATCCTGAGACAACTAGAGTGGTAGCAGTAGCATTTCCAAGAGTTGATAACCCAGCATTAGAGAATCCAGTAGCATTAGTTTGACCTAAAGTTGTAATACCAGCAACTCTAAGTCTGGATAAGTCAGCACCTTGAGATGCATTAATTCCATCAGAGAATGTGGAAATTCCAGAAACATTAAGACCTGTAGTAATTCCTGCTAAGAAAAGATCACTAACTCTAACATCTCCAAAAGTGCTAATACCAGGAACATTAAGTCCTGTAGTAACTCCAGCAAGAGTTAAATGTGTTCCGTTGATAGCACCTAAAGTGGAAACTCCAGACACACTTAAGGTAGTGGCAGTAGCATTTCCTAAAGTTGATACTCCAGCATTAGAGAATCCAGTAGTGTTAGTTTGTCCAAGGGTTGTAATACCAGAAACATTGAGTCTTGATATTTGAGTGGAACCAAGAGTGCTAACGCCAGCACTGCTGCTAAATTCTGTAGATACGTCAAGAGTGGTTAATCGCAGTTGACTTCCTAATGATAATGTCGTAACTGTTGTGACGCCAGTAAAGTTTGCATGAAGAGCACTTATTGATCCAAAAGTACTAAATCCAGAAACAACCGCTGTAGTAGCAGTAGCATTTCCTAATGTTGATACGCCAGCATTAGAAAGTCCAGTGGTATTCGTTTGTCCTAATGTTGTAATACCGGTAACTCTAAGTCTAGATAAGTCAGCACCTTGAGATACAAGAACACCACCAGAAAGAGTTGAGACTCCAGATACATTTAAAGTAGTGTTCTGAATGAATCCTAAAGTACTAATACCAGGAACATTAAGACCTGTTGCAACTCCAGCAAGAGTTAGATTTGCTCCACTAATGCTTCCTAATGTAGAGAATCCAGAGACTACTAAAGTTGATGCAGTAGCATTTCCTAATGTGGATACTCCAGAGTTTGATAGTCCAGTAGTGTTGGTTTGTCCAAGAGTTGTAATACCAGTAACTCTAAGTCTGGCTAAGTCAGCACCTTCAGTTCCACTGATTCCTCCAGAGAAAGTAGAAACTCCAGTAAGTAATAAGTTTGCTGCACTGACACCACCTAAAGTACTAAATCCAGAAACAACCGCTGTAGTAGCAGTAGCATTTCCTAATGTTGATACACCAGCATTAGAAAGTCCAGTGGTATTCGTTTGTCCTAATGTTGTAATACCGGTAACTCTAAGTCTAGATAAGTCAGCACCTTCAGTTCCACTGACTCCTCCAGAGAATGTTGAGAATCCAGAGACATTTAAAGTTGTGTGCTGAACAAACCCTAAGGTGCTAATACCAGGAACATTAAGTCCTGTAGTAACTCCAGCAAGAGTTAGATTTGCTGCACTTACACTACCTAATGTAGAAAATCCAGAGACATTTAAAGTTGTGTGCTGAACAAACCCTAAGGTGCTAATACCAGGAACATTAAGACCTGTAGTAACTCCAGCAAGAGTTAGGTTTGCTACACTGACACTACCTAATGTAGAAAATCCAGAAACAACCGCTGTAGTAGCAGTAGCATTTCCTAAAGTGCTTAATCCAGCATTAGAGAATCCAGTGGTATTAGTTTGTCCTAGAGTTGTAATACCAGGAACATTAAGACCTGTAGTAACTCCAGCAAGAGTTAAGTTTGCTGCACTGACACTGGATAATGTAGAGAATCCTGAAATTACTAAAGTTGATGCAGTAGCATTACCTAAAGTACTAATACCAGCATTAGAGAGTCCAGTGGTGTTGGTTTGTCCTAATGTTGTGATTCCTGTAACTCTGAGTCTTGCTAAATCAGCACCTTGAGATACAAGAATACCACCAGAAAAAGTTGAGACTCCAGATACATTTAAAAGTGTTGCTGATGATTCACCTAAAGTACTGAATCCAGTAACATTTAAAGTGGTGTTCTGAATGAATCCTAAAGTACTAATACCAGGAACATTAAGTCCTGTAGTAACTCCAGCAAGAGTTAAGTTTGCTGCACTGACACTACCTAACGTAGAGAATCCAGAAACAACTGCATTGGTAGCAGTAGCATTTCCAAGAGTTGATACACCAGCATTAGAGAATCCAGTGGTATTAGTCTGTCCAAGAGTTGTAATACCTGCAACATAAAGTTGAGATGCAGTTAAGAATCCAACAGTGCTGACACCACTATAATTAAATGATTGTCCTGTTAATCTTGTAACAGTACCAATGGAAACTACAGCAGTTTGACTTCTATGACTTACAAATGATCCTACACCAGTACCTACAACATCTCCTCTTGCATAGATTGCTGTTGTTCCAGTTGATGCTGAACTATAAGCAGTTAAAAGAACATTTGGATTTGTAAGTCCAATACCAACTGTTCCAAGACCAGTAATTACAAAAGGTGTTGCATCAATATTTGATTCGTCTTCTACAACTAAAGCATTACCCGTTCCGTATTGAGTAATGCGAACCATATCTTCCGATGTGGTTCCAGAAAATATACCTGCGCTCTGATTTGATGGGGGAACTACATGTAGTCTGGCAGTTGGTAAGGTTACACCAATTCCAGTATTGCTCTGAATATATGCTGCACCAAATACACGGAATAATTCTCCAGTTCCTGTTGGCACACCATTTCCAACTGTTACAGATGTAAAAGTTGTAATTCCAGGAACATTCAGGTTTTGCATTGTAGCAACACCTGTAATATTCAGGTGTGTTGCTCCAATTCCACCAACAACATGGAAGTTTTGTGTTGGTGCTGTTGTTCCTACACCAATACGACCATTTGACGTATTAGCAACAAGTAAAGAAGTGTTAACCTCAAGGCCATTCTTAATAACAAAATTCTTATTAATTGACATTTGGGTTCACTCTCCCCCAGATTTTTTTATTATTTATCAATGATTATAAGAAATTCTGTCCCTCAACAATTCCATACACTGTTGCTCCTTGATCAAAGGTTCTAAATCTGTAAATGTCAGTTGCATTTGCTGTTGTTGTTACATTTGGAACACTTCCACCACTCCAATAAACAGTAACTCCTGCTCCAACAGAATTCTTAAACGTATCAATTCCCACAGAATATCCTGTTGATCCTTGAGTAATTTTAATGACAAAAGATGTTGCTCCTTCTGGTGCATTTAACAGTGTAAATTGAGAAGCAGCAGCATCAACAGTAAGATTAAATGTTTGTGCTTTCTGAAGATCAATGGTTACGTTTCCACCAGAAACCGAAACATTCTCAATCGCTTCAGAATATGTTTTAAATCTTGCTGATCCCTCAATATCAAGTTTTGCTCTTGGGGAAACTGTTCCAATTCCAACCAGTTGTGATGAGGTTGTTGTAATTACAGTTCCACTCGTTCCAACAACTAAAGTAGAGGTTGTGATAATACCAGATCTGATATTTGATCCAGAACTATCTAAGCGATAGGTAGTTGATGTTAATATTCCAGTAACATTTAAATTGGAAACGGAAACGACACCAACAAATACAGAGCGGTTATTTACAAGGAAATCAATTGTTCCTGCTCCTGGAGCTCCAACCTCAAGACGTACAGAAGGAACAGAAGTTCCAATTCCAACTCTTGTGAGAGCGGTATCATAAATTCCAGTATTACCAGCACCAGTAACCTGAGACCATCCAGTTGCTGAGACATTCAGACTGGTTAATCCAGAACCATCTCCAATGAATTTAAAGGCAGTAACTGTTCCACCAACACCAATGTTAGCACTGTAATCTGCATCACCAACAACACGAAGTTTCTTGCCATTCGCTGTAGTTCCAATGCCAACACCATCATAATCAACGGAGACTAATGAAGTTCCAGCACCAATACGAAGGACAGAAGTGTTTGTTAAGGTAGTAGTTGCGATTCCAACTTGATCAAATAATGGAATATTTGAGAATTTTGAGATACTAATACTGCCAAATCTTCTCCAATCTTTGTCAAAAGTATAAATCCAACCAAGATATCCACCTTGTCCTGGATTATCAGAATAAATTACGTCTCCAGGAATAGAAGAATCAGATGGTGTTGAGATACCAACCGTATATTTTCTTGAGATGGATGCATCTCCTTGAAGATAAAGAAGTTTTGATTCAATTCCATCATCCGATGTTGATTTTAACCTATCGTTAAAATTAACAGGACCATTAAATTCGGAAAGAGAATTATTTTCCAATCCACCTTCTACACGAATCGAATTTGAAATAACTGCGTTTGAAGTTCTTAGGACGTTTACTGAAGAAGACTCAAGAATATTCTCACCAGTTACAGTTACGATGGGAGTTTCGAAAACTTCTTCCTTTCCAGTAATCGAACTTAATTTTTTATTTCCCGCAAAAGAAACCCCACGATCATTCATTCCTGAGAAGAAATTGATTCCACCATCTTTCTTTACACTTTGAGCCAACAACTCTTCTTCAATGCTTACAGTTCGATCGTGCTTATCTGGAAGTCCTGTTGAGTAATTTCCAGGACCAAATCCAATATACTCAAAGGTATGACCAGAAGCTCTACTAATTGAGTGCCTTCTAAGTTCTACTGGATATGCCTTAATTCTACGAACAACAGAGCCAATCGCATGTGATGTTGGTTTTGTTCCAAAAACTCCACGGAAAACAATAATTGGATTTGTCGCAGGATTTGCAGGATTAGTTTTAACTCTTACAATTTCATCATCAATTGCGAGATAATCACCAATTGCGATTCCAAGTCTATCAACATTTGTGAGTGAAATCTGAGTAGTCACTGCATCTGCGATTCCTGAAGAAAGAGTTGTTGTGAATCCAGCATAAGTTGGAGTCATTCTCCCATTTAAACTTTCATAATTTGCTGAAATTGTTCCATCTTGCGACGTAACTCCTTCGAGTAATCCAAACATTGAAGATCCAATTGCAAGAACGCTTGTTGTAGCACCAACACCCACATTGATTGCAAACTTGGTCAGGCTGATATTTTCTTTAACAATGAAGTCTCCATTAAATGCAGGAATTGTTGCGATTCCAGAAGAAATTTTAATCTTCGCATTAACTTTTAATGCATGATTGTTGTTTGTTGTGATTGTTGCAATTCCTGATGTTGGATCATAAGTAATGTTATTAATCTTGAGCGATTCCCCAAGCAAATTCCAAAAAGCATTTGATAATGTTGTTGCTCCTATTCCTGATGTGGTAACATTGGTAATTGCTGAATCACTTGCAACCACAAATGATTTGGAAGCACCAACCTGAACACCAGTAATTCTATAAATTGTGTTATATGGAAGATATGTATTTGAGGAAACACCAGAGATACGAATCACATCCCCAACATTATTATATACACTATCAACTCTTACAACTGCTGGTGTGTGAGTAACTCCAGTGGTTGCAATTCCAACAACGTGCATAGTATTTCCAACACCATATGCACTTCCACCATCCATAATCAATACACTAGTGATTCCACCAGTTGCACTTACAGTAACTTTTGCAGTTGCATGTTGTCCTGTTGTAGAACTTCCGATACTGATTAATTTTGCATTATAATACTCTGCTTGGACTCCAGTTCCATAGTTAACTCCACTACTTGCAATACTAACTTTTGTAATGCGATTCAGACCATGATCAATTTGAGTATTGATTGTATGTTGAGTTCCTCCAATGCTCGTAACAATATTAGTCAATCCTGTTCCTACATTAATATCAGAAATAAATTTTTCAATAGTTTCTTTGGTAACACTATTTTTTGGGTCATCTACAACAACTTTGCCAATTAATTTAGAAATAGCATGAGAAGTTGCTGAATTTGAATCAGAAATTGGATTGTCTCTACTTACTTCAGGATATAGATTTCTAACTGATTGAGAAAACTTTTCTGAGGTAAATGGGCTAATGGAGGGTTTAACTGAGGAATTTAGTATTGTAAGATAATAAATTCCATCTTGTGAACCATTGACATAAGGTTGAATTTCTTCCTTTTCCTGAATGTAATATGTTGTTTGATATTTTTTTCTCTTGTAATATGGAAGATTTGTGTCTCTAACCAATGAGTCACTACTAAACGATCCTGGATTTGTGCTTAAATTTATGGTAAATTCTCTTGCACTATTAATTCCAACAACAGAGTAGGATCCATTATATCCAGAATTTGCCACACCAGTTATAT